CTCTCTTTAACCGAGCTATTGGCACTAAGGTCTGATAGAATGTCATTCATGGCGTTTCTAGCAAAAGTCTTAGCTTTATCTAGAGTGGCTCCTGCTTTGTCATTTTCAGTTTTTTGGAAGTTGAAGTAACTATCAAAATCTCTACGAGCGTTGAGAAGGTCAAGCAAAGACCTGTCACCTTTGGACAGTCTTTGTCGAGCAGCCTCTAGTGCCTTGTTTACAGACCTAGCTGATGCAGCGTCTAGCTCTCCGAATTCCGACAATTTCTCATTAACTCTGCCTACAACTTCAGCCATAACTTCTTCAGTATCGTAGCTAACGTCCGTGCGCCCTAAAATTGACTCTAAACGCGCTTTTTCAGCATTAGCAGCCTCTTGTATAACCTTAGCATTGTAGGTGTAACTTTTGTTAGGATTAACTTTGGGTAAGTCAGAAACTATAGCTACGTTCTGTGCTTGGAAAGGTCTTTTAGGGTTATAAGTTATCTCGCCTGTAACTGAGGTTACATCAAAATCGTCAGCAGGTATATCAGACATTCCTGGCTCTAACATATGAGCAACTTTGTCTATTTTAGTCCCTTGTATTTTTGCACGCCCATTTTTTACTAAATTAGCACCTTTAGACTCTAAAGTTTTACCTGCATCAGCAGCTAAATTAGTAATTTCTTCGATAGAGTCAGCTAGACCTTCAGGGGTTTTAGTTGCAGGAAGCATGAACGAGGACACATTAAACCAAGACTCTAATGTTTTAGCTATGTCTCTGTTGTTTTCTGCCCAGCTATCGTAAGACTCTTTGCCTTTCATTGCCAGCATTATACCTTCCTGTGCTAGAGGGTTTTCAGATATAGTACTAAGAGCATCGTCTAATCCTTCAAGGACAAAATCAGGAGTTGCAGCCTCTAAGGATGTAAGAATTATCTCTCCTCCTACTTCAGCAGCCGCGCCAAACACATCTCCCGCTGTAAACAGAACTTTAGACTCCAAAGTTAAAGCATCTGGATTACGAAGCCCTTCCCCCAGAGCGATAGGGCGATTAAATGTTTCCTGCATCGCAGCTCTTCGTCTTTGTAATATATCTCCTGTGCGAGACATTAAAGTAGACTCAGGTCTAGGAGTAACATCTGTGCCTGCGGCTGCTTGCTGTTGTTGCTGCTGGCTTTTTATATCCCGTTCAGCTTGTTGTTTAATGCTAAAAGCAGCAAAAGTGTCGCCTGCAGCTAAAGCCTTTTTATAGGCTTTCTCATGTTCTTCAATAGTAGGCATTTTAATCTCTTTTAGTCGTTGGAGTCATAATATCTGCTAAGATCATTAGGAGATAAATCCGGCCCAGCCTTATAGAAAGCTAGAGAAGCAGGAGATGCGTCAGCCTTTTTCAAATCGCTGTATATTGACTGATGAAGTGCTATTTGCTCTCTTGCTTTATCATTAGCAGCTTCAATTAATTGCCTGATGTTTCCAGCAGTTAATTCAGCAGTAGCACCTGCCCCTAATTGTGCAAATAGTCTGTCTGCGTCTGACAGCCCAGTACCTGCACCAAAAGCCTTAATTGCTTGTCCTACTGCTTCAACGCCCTGAGCAATCAATAACTGAGCCTGTTCTGCGCTCTCAGTTCCGTCAGTTGTCATGCCAAGCGAATTAGCTAACAGTAACTGAGCGTCAATACTTAGCTGAGATAGTTTACTTCCTAAAGGTAAATTAGGATTAGCGTCAAGAATATCTAACCTGTCCTGATTTACCTGCAAAGCTCTATAAGCCTCACGAGCAGCGGTTGTCACTTCTACAAAACTGGGCGTACCTTCTTTAACTAGTGCGGCTGTAATTTCGTTTGCTTTGTCTACGTCTTTAGTCTCTTTCGCTGCTGGAACCAAGTCTAATGTAGTAGGAGATACCCATTTAGTAGTGCCGTTTGGATTTTGAGTTGCCACCATACCATATTTATTAACACGGTAGACGTTTACTTCTCCACTATTAGTGTCTTTATATGCTACATCATCTGCCTCTAGACCAGAGATTACTTCTGAATACTGTTCATCAGTTAAACCACTATACCCTTTAACTTGCTCTTTAGTCAGTCCGGCTTGTTCACCTACTGCGAATCTTCCATTTAATCCTGAATTTTTAATAACAGCGGCTTGCTCTTCTGCTAATATTTCTTCCCGTATTTTTCCTAGTAGTGTAACAGGTGCCTCCAAAATGCTGTTGGCTCTATCCTCAGACCCGCCTAAAGAGTTACTTCTCTCAATTAAAGACTTTCTAAATCTTGTAACTTGTTCTTTCTCCTTCTGTTTTTCATTCTTTTCTCGTTTTAATTCTTGTATCTCGTTATATCGTCGTGCAGCCAATACTTGCTGTTCAGGTTGACCAAATTTAGCTAAAGCCGATAATTGTAGTAACTCAGCATCGGCGGCTTTAGGGTCTATTTGACTTAACGCTTGAGTTAGTTTTTCTTGACGAGTACGCATGTCTCTACCTACCAGACCACCAATTGACCTAGCAATAAGATTTGTTATCTCGCTCCCCCCGATCAGAGGCTGTCCTGAAATAGAACTTACTCTGTTTATAGGGTTTCCTGTGAATAATCCATTAGCCATGTGTTACCTCTAGCTGTCTCGGTTGAATAAAGCAGACAGTATACCTGCAAAGCCCTGTAAACGATCTCTCTCCAAGGCTGCACGTTCTTGTAGACCTCTTGTGGCCCCTTCAGCAAATAATCCTGCACCAGTTCTAGCAGCTAAATTAGATATGTTAGATATATCAATAGCTGGGTCTAGAGTCGCTAGTAGTTGCTGCTCAGGCATGAAGGACAACCCTAGAGCACCTCCTATGTTTTCTAGCTCTGCTGCTCTTAGAGACGAAGGCAATGCAGAAGCACCTGCTCCTAATCCAAATAACCCCTCTGCTACACCCAAAGCGGCTTGCTGTTCAGCCCTGGCTTGATCTATAGCTGCCAATGAAGCAGTGTTTTTAGCCTGCTCTTGTGCTAAAGCTAACGCTAGTTGCTCAGGAGAGCCACCAAACTGAGAGGTTCGTAGCCCTGTGCGTCCCTCTGCCGCTAGTTGTTCGTCTAACGCTATCTGTCTTCGCTCTTCTTCAGGAGTTTGTGTAGCCCTAATCCTATCGTATATGTCAGCTTCTCTAGCTGCTGTTGGGCCTGTAGCAGTCCTGAGGAGCCCAGGAAGCCTGTTAAACGCCATATTGGAAACACGTGAGGTGTCAGGTATGTCATCGCCAAAGTCTGCTGTAAGCCCTCTTGTGATGGCTCTAGCGTCACCTTGGAAGCGTCTTCCAAAAGGGCTTAGGTTTGTAGTGTAACCACCTCTAGGGTCTGTTTGAATGCCACCGAAACCAGTGCTTATGCCAAAAGGCTTAAATCTACCGCGTCTTGCGGCTTCTTCTCCTATCTCTTCTGAACGCCTAGCAACATCCCTGCCTATGTCACTAAACTGATCAAAAAGAGCTAGACCAGCGCCAGCGCCAGCAATGTCGCCAGCATTTTCAGTGAATAAGTCAAATAAATCTTCTAAACTTAAACTCATGTCTTTTCTCTTATGTCAATACTGTTGTTATCACAGAGGCTGCACCCGTTACCACAACAGTAACAACAAGCCAAGCCAAACGCTCCCACCTACGAGCATGAGAGGATACTAAATCTTTAAGCTGCCTCAGCTCTGCCGTAGCTTCACCCCACCGCTCACCACATTCTTTCTCGTGCTGAGCAATTTTCTCTAGAGCCTCCAGAGCTAAGTCAAGTGTTTGCGTTTGTTCTTGCTTCATTACCAGGGTGTTCCTGATGCCTGTACTGGAGATGCTTTTTTGTTGATCTGACCTTGCAGGCTAGCTTCTTTGTCGGCGGCTGAGTCTTCATCCTCATCAGCATCGAGCGCAGCTTTAACCCAAGCAATCGCATTTTCTTTAGTTACGCTATCGTAGGCAATAAAATCTGATGAACTTGGATCACCAGACACGCCTTTTGAGCCGTAGCATTCTGCTCGGTACTCGGTGCCGTTAATTGTTTCGACAGCCAAAAGCCGCCAATGAATGTTGGTAATCAATCCAGAGGAGACTTGACGATCAACCTGTGGAATATTCCATGTAAATGTCGCAGCCATTAGCTACCTCCTTTTAACGCTGTCACTTCAGCTTCTAATGTTTCAATTCGAGTTATTGCTTCTTGTAGAGCTTTCACCGCTTTCATATAGATAATAGAAGACTTAACTGATTTTATTTCCTCGCCTGTGTCTTCATCATTTCTTGTTTTAACTAAACCTGTCATACCAGCAGATTCAACCTCTTGAGCTACTACGCCAATATGCCTCAAAGCATCTTCACCATTTTGATTCACATCGTTGATAAATCTAAAATTGCGAATCTGTAAGGCTTTGATGTCATTCCACTGGCTATTTGCGTCAACAATATCTTGCTTCAGTCTTTGATCTGAAATTGTGCTGTAGCTGTTTGTGGCATTCTCAACATCGCCGTTTGCTTCAACCTCAAATACTTTTTCGGCAGTTCCTCCAACATTAGAATAAGCTGCGAAAATTACCCCAGTGCCTGTGCTAGTCGGTCTGTATATATCTGCAGCACGTTCTCCAGAATCGGCGGTAACTTGCAAAGTGGTTGCCGCTGTGCTGACATCGCTGCTAGAGCCAATTCTGACAGTATCTGTACCAGCATCAACAAACAGCATGTGCTGCTTGCCGTCTGACTCAACACGAAAGTCGATGTCAACAGAGCCGTTATTAAAGACAGTCTCGCCTGTAGTGCAGTCGATGCGATTTTGCAGCCCTGCTGATCCATCATTAGTGTTTATAACGAATCGGCCTTGCTCTGAACCGCTCGTAACTCCCGGCGAAAATACTGCGATTTGAGCATATATATCTCTATTCCCAGCATCGTCATCTGCTTTGAAGTTGACAACCGCTATATCATCCGCTGTCGAAGGAGAGCCTGAATCACGAATAAAATCTAAGATCGGGCCATCCCCTTGATCAGCGTCGGTACAGACGAGGGCAAGCTGTACGTTATTGTCAGCTCTAGCTATGTTTACCTTAGCGCCATAATCGGTGGTGGTATTTATTAACAGATCACCGTCGCTATTGATTCTCATCCTCTCGTTCAGAGTAGTAGAGCCATCAGGGGTAGTATGAAATTCAAGTCTACCGGGAACATCGTTCTCTGCCGGTGTTCCGTCAAGACTTCCTACAATTTTTGCTGATTGGTGAGCAACGTCGTTACCATCAGCGGCACAGAAACCTAAAGTTCCTAAAGCATCTCCATCTTGTGCGATGGTTACGTCACCAAAGGAAGTGCCTCTGGTCTTACCAAAAAATAAGGCGGGGCCACCATTGCTATTTTGGTTTCTGGTGATTGAGAAACTGGAGGCAACCCCACTCGTGCCTTCCATTTGGAATTGTCGGTTACTGGTTGAAGCGATGCCTCTTGGAGAGTCGGTATTTATACAAACGACATTTTCACCGCCATCAATAAAAAACTTCTTAGTGCTGCCGTTAGATTCAATACGGAAGTCGAGATCTTTACTGTCTTCGTTGAATACTGTTTCTGTGATAGTCATCTCCATACGAGATGTATCAGCACCAGCAAGAATAGTGCTTAACTCTAGCTTTCCATCTTCTTCCCCATCGGTGACATCTAAAGCTGCGCTTTTAATCCTTGCATAAGGAACTACTTCAGATGGATCAGCATCATTTCGACCGTTAAAAATAATTCTTCCTAAAAGGTCATTATCTGCTGGGCTGCTAGAGTTTCTATCCAGATTCAATACTGGGCCGAAAGACGTACCACCATTTGTGCTTTCAAAAACAACAGCATCGTCACCTTGAACGCCAGTTGTTACATGGAGCTTCGCAGAAGGCGCTGAGTCTCCGATTCCGATGTCACCTGCATCTGTTATCCTCATCCTCTCGCTGGGCGAGTTGCTACCATCAGGAGTAGTGTGAAATTCAAGCCTTCCTGGTACGTCGTTTGCACTTGGTGTTCCATCTAAAGCTCCTACGATTTTTGCTCCTTGGTGAGCAAAATCATTGCCATCGGCAGCTACAAACGAAACTCGTCCAAGGGTATCGCCATCTTGAACAATGGTGAAATTATCCCCAACGCTAGTGGATCTAGATTTTGCAAGATTTAAATATGGCCCAGAATTGTTACTCGTATAACGGCTAATTGACATACCCGAATTAGCATTGCTGTTGCCTTGTATTTGAAAGGTTGAATTAACTGAAATCGAACTAACAGGGGCATTGTTACCTATTACAACTACATCGTTGCCACCATCAATAAAAAACTTATTTATGGCACCATTAGTTTCGACTCGAAAGTCTACGTCTGCGCTTGCTTGGTTAAATACAGCCCCTCCGTCTTGAGTCAGAGCGCCGTCAATATCCACAACATCTAAATTAGTCGTACCGTCTACATCTAGATCACCGTTAAAATCAGCATTACCTGCTAAGAACAAATCCTTAAACTGTAAAGAACTCGTGCCCAAGTCTACGTCATTAGTAGTGACTGGGGCTATCACTCCGTCTGCAAAAGTTACCTGTGAGGTTCCCCCAGCAGTAAACGCCATAGTGTCTGTTCCGCTAAAGAACAGACCTACATTTGTATCCCCTGTATTAGTGAACGAGGGTGCGCTAGCGGTTCCGTCAGGAACAGACAGTAGACCTGTAAGAGTCACAGTTCCTGTCAGTGTAGGGGCAGCAGTGTTTGCTTTTGTGGCTACAGCCGTTGCAATATTATTAAACTCTGTGTCTATCTCAGAGCCTTTTACAATCTTACCAGAGTTACCTGAAGGCAGACTGTCTTTTGCTGCAAAGTTGGTTGTTTTAGTATAATCAGTCATTATAAAAGCCTACCTAAAATAGCTTCAGTATTTATTTCCTGTAAAGACAGGGCTTTACCGTTTATTGTGCTCTCTACGCCTATCGTTGCAACTTTTCCAGACCCTGTGGTCTTAACTTTAGCAATATCAATAACGATTGACGATGTGTACTCAGATGCAGTTTCGTTGTATTCTGCTATCCCATATTCTGCAATCAAAGTTGTCTTTACGTTAAATGCTTGTTTTGTGTATGCCTCTGTGTAATCATAAGCCCAGTTACCGACTACTTCAGTCCCAGACCCGCCAATCACAGTAAACGACAGCTCTTTCAGCATTTTTAGTCTAGAGGGATCACCAAAAGACAGTGGGTTCGTAAAGTACCTTAACTCATACGTAGATCCATCGTCTAAGAACCCATCATATTTATTAATCCCATCTGAGTTTCCTAAAAGCAAAGTCCCGTCAGTTTGTCTATGCCCACATAAAATTGCTTTCCCAGGCCATAGAGTGCATCTTAAACTTCCGTCCTCTAGGGCTACTCTAGTATCGAAAACAAATGTTTCCAAAGTTGTCGGCAAAAACAATAGATAAAATGAATTATCTGGGCTATACACACTCTTGATGTCTAGAGCTTCAGAACGCACAGAAGCCATTAGGGTATCTTTTACGTTCTTAGATACGTTGCCAATCGGATTAGACTTTTCTTGTATTACTCTTCCTAAACTCCTAAGCCCTGTGTCCGACAAGAATATTAGGTCTGTTCCTATCGACTGCACACTATCTCGTGCTATGCAGCCTATATTTGTAATGGTGTCAGCTAGAGTCATTGAGGACGGAGAGCTAGCACCTGTGTACAGAAGTATGCTTTTCTTTCCAAAGATGACGAGCAAATCGTTAAACTCTGCTAGTGCTGTAATCTCATCGTGACCCATAGGAAACACAGTGGTTACATCTAAGCTACCAGAGCTACCTCCTGTCCATGCGTGTCCGTTCAGACTATCACTAAAGAAGACAGTATGCTTGTTACCAGTAACGTCAGCAGCGAATATTCTACCAAAAGCTGCAAGTGCTTCATTAGCTTGCGGTGCTGTTCCTGTTGCGTGACTATGATCTCCTATGTTATCCAGCACTCCAGAGCCGGACTCATCAGTATATATCAGAGGCTCATGGCCTCTTTGAAAAAAGTAAGCGTGGTTGTTAAAGTTTACTATCTTCCAATTGTTTGCCGTAGGCGTGTAGCCTGCTGGTGTGACATCTGTAAGAGTAGTTGTGCCTGTAAACACCTTGTTATTGCCAGCAGAGAAAACCACCGTGTCTCCACTTTGATCAACATACTCAAAGATAGTCTCAATGCCCCTGCTGCTGCCTAGAGGTGTATCGCTCGTTGTTTGCTTGTTTAGTCCCTTTCTGGCAGCTATTCTACCAAACTGATCAATAACAGCGTTCTCCGCTATAGATGCAAAAGAGGCATCCTGAGCGACAGGAGAGTCTGCTGTGTTGAGACCTTTGAAACCTGGAGCAGCAATGTAAATGTTTTGACGTTGCTCTGCCATTAGGGTACTCTAAATATAAACTCTTCAGGATTCTTGTAAGCATCGTGTGCGATAGCGTCGGACAGGTGCCTATCAGCAAGAGCAAAATAATCTTGAGTTGATGTTCCTCCAGTTTCTCCACGCTCTCTAGAAAGCAGAGCTAGCGTTGAGTGTACGATAGCATTCTTAGGCAAAAGCGTAGTATCACTACTTGATGATAGCTCGTCCTCTCTTGCAATTAAATCAAAACGTAAAGAGTACGTAGCGTCAGGCTTAGGGTAGACTCGTATCTTACTGTCTTCGTTGCTATCAATCCCTATAAACGTATAAGAGTCAGGAGTTCCTGAGACCTCTCCTGATATGTAGTAGGCGTTGTTGAACCAGTTAGGACTTTCATACTTCATAAAAAAGTTTGAAGTATCATTTATTGCGCTATAGACTTTTATCCTCTCTCCTGCATTTGTCAGAGAGTAGTCTGTAGTTCCTGCACTAGTCGATACGACAATAGTTGTCCGTAGGGTAGACCAATCGTGAGAGTCCTCTACATTTCTTTTCGCATCATTTATGAAATCACCTACCATTTTAGAGTACGTGTTTTCGGTTACGTCAGCTACTTCAGCTTCTCTTAGCCGCCTAAGCACTTCATTCATTATATTTAAGTATGTAGTGCTCACCGCTGACCACCTCCGTAAAGTCGCTCATTTACTATTTGTTGCAAAAGAGGATTACCCAGTGTGCTCAATCTGTTGTTAACCTGCTGCGGAGTCAAAGCTCCAAAACTTCTTAGGTTTCTAATTTCGTTAGCAATATTCTCGCCCAGACTCAGCATAGTCCCTGGTGGCGTGTAAGCCTGTGACGCATCAGCAGGATTAAATCCAGGAATCTGATATTGACCGAGAAAGTCCTCCATGCCACCACCCATCCCGAAACCACCGCCCATTCCTCCAGGGCCATCTCCTTCTCCACCGTCGCCCTGACCAGCCCCCTGTCCACCTGTGCCACTACCTGATCCAACACCTTGGCCTGTGCCAGTACCGCCCTGTCCTGCGCCAGTTTGAGAACTTTGCTGTCCTACTCCTTGTCCAGCCCCAGGATCTGGAGCACCTGCGTCCGTTCCCTGTCCCTCTAATCCTGTGTCACCCGCAGAGCCTCCAGATGTGCCTGCTTCTGTTTCTCCTCCTCCTGTCTCTCCCTGTTGAGGAGTGCCGGAGGGAGTTGATGCACCAGTCTCTGGATCTGTAGTAGTTGTTAGAGCGGCTGTGGCTAGCACATCACTTGTAGGATCAGTAGTTGTCTGCATCACAGGTTGAGACCGTGTGGTGGCAATAGGAGTTATTGCTCTTGCTTGATTTGCCAGATAAGTATTTGCAGTGGCGCTCATAAAGTCTGAAAGAAAAGTTGAACTTACAGAACCAGGAACAGTAAAATCAGGAATCACTACTGAAGGAGAAAGCGAAAGCAAACCCCCGCCAGCCATAGGACTCATAGCCTGTATCGGGATAGCCTCAAACGCAGGAGCACCACCACCGCCGCCAGGAGCTTGTTCAAAAAAAGACTGCTGAACTGTTGGTCTTACATACGCTACATTTTGAGGGTCTATGGTAGCTGTTGTAGGAGGCGGATCTCCAAATCGGTACGAGGTAAACTCCATATCAGCGGGAGTAGTAGAGTCTGTTAATAGATTACCGGAAGTGTCGTATGCTTCAGTAACTGGTATTTCTCGAAGCTGACTTGGGGTTAAATTCAAAGGTGAGCGTAAAACTGCTGGGCCTAACTTGTCAAACGCTTGTTGAAAAGTTGAGGGAGTGTCAGTTATGAATCCGCCACCTGTCAGCACTTCATCAAAAAATTCATCGTGCAGGGGTTTGCTATATTCAAGTAATGCGTTTTTGAAAGCTGCGTTTGATGCGGCAGTATTTGGGACAGCTATTTTGTCGTAAGCATCTTGACCAAACTTGGCAACATAGTCTTTCGTAAAGTCCTCCATGCCAGGAACTGCTTTAACAAGATTGTCTGCTTGTCTAAGAGTCTCACCGACAACCTCTGGCGTAACGGCATCAATGTCTATTCCATCAAAAGCAGAGGGATCTGCAGTAATATCAATTGTACCAGCAGCGTCTGTCCCTGGAGCGGCTTTAATTTTAACAGTGCCGTCTTTAATTGCCTTAAATTTGTCTGTGGCAAACTGAACACCAGCAGATAGTAGACCAGATTTTAAGGACGCTTCTAAGTCTCCTCCTTGAAGAGCAGTTGAAGCCGCGCCTGTTATGCTTTTAGCTAAAACGCCCTGTGCAGCAGCACTTGCACCTGGAGCTAGTGTTCCTGCAACTTTTGCTGCTGCTGGGCCAAGTGCCGCTCCTAGAGCTATAGATATTCCTATTTGCTTAGCTATATCACCAGCAGTAGGATCTTTAACCTCTAAAGTTCTGATCTCACCAAATGTAAATGGATCATAAAGATATGTTGAACCATCGTCAGTCTGTCGCAGTGGAGACACTCCATACTTTGAGTACATGGCCTGCAACATAGGGTCTTGTTTGTAAGCCTCCTGCAAAGCGTCCTGATAAGTAAGTCCCTTTACTGCCTGTAGATAAGACACTTGTTCAGATAAAATAGGCTCAATTAAAGAATGAAACTGCGCTAATTGTTCTTGAGATGAACTTGTGTGAGCTGCTAAATTTCCTCCAAACTTTCCAAGGTTTTGTTCAGAGGCAGTAATTTCATACCCATAATGATCGCTAAGCGCAGCCTCAAGCTCTTCAGTAGTATTCAATCCAGAAATAATGTTAAGAGCATCATCGGGACTTATTTTATCTCCCGTAAAACGGTTGTCGAAAAATTTACGCAAATACTCAGGAGACTGTGTTTGAGAAAAATACTCGTTATCAGAAAACTGAGCTTCTCCGAATGACTTAAAACGAACCCTGTCGTAAAAATCATCTACTTTATCAACATCATCAATTTCAAAGTAATCAGCGCCAGAGCTTAACGCATCCAGAAAGCGTTGTGTTCCTTCTGATAAACTATCATTAAAAGCCCCAGTTAGTGGACGAACATCAGATAGGGTACGAAAGTCATCAGCCAGCCCTGTCTCAGTCAAGTCTTCAATACTTGAATCGAAGGCTTTTCCAGACATATATTGTGGTCTTCTTGCCATTTATTTTTTTCCCCAGGCAGAAACGCTCTTAATACCAAAACTAGCAGCAATAGCAGCCGCTAAGAAACCTTTGTAGTAATCAGGCATAGAACTAAGAACAATAAAACCTTCTTGTACATATGGAACCAAACTAGGAATAAACGCGCCGATCAAGGGCAGACTAAGAATAACAGCGAACCACTCGTCTTTCCACGAGGATTGTGATGCAGAGGCCTGCTGAGTCTCCCAGTCTGCGTCTGCTTGTATACGACGCATTTTGGACTCATGCACTGCTTGCTTTTCTTCAGATTTATTTTTAAGGAACGTACCGACTAAGTTGGACACTGGGCCGATCAACGCTTGCCACATGATACTCTCCTTATAAATAAAACTAGGGGCCACCGTAGCAGCCCCCAGTATTAAGTGTTTTAAGACTTAGGTACAACCAGAGTCAAACCTGACTCAGGACGCAGTACAGCAACGCCATACAGAGTGTCTGAGGTAAACAGGTTAGCGAGGAACTCTTGCTTGTACTGAGTCTGTGAGCGAACTCCCAGTTGCTCAGCCATTACAACAGCATCTCGCTGGAACAACAATGCACCCAGAGAGTCTACGGAGCTAGCAGAGTTATCCCCAGCAGCTTCGACAACAGGACAGTTAGTGCTGACAAAGATGTCAATACCGTACAGTTGACCAATCTGACCATTAGTTACTTGACCGTTGTTTACGAAGTCTGAGCTTACGTAACGATCAATGCCCATAATAGTGTTACGGACAGAAGGAGGAATAACAAAGTAGCGATTCTCCATTGGTACGTCTTGATCGTCCAACTTCTGAATAATACCACGGAAGCCTGCGTCGGTGAATACGTCAGCAGAAACAACGGTATCGGCTGTGTAGGTAGACAGGCCATTAGAGGCATCTACAAAGAACGTACCAGCGTTGTTCAGATAAGTTGTAGAAGAAGTACCAGAAGTACCAAGACCAGTAGCCAAGCTGTGCAGATCCGTGTCAACCTGCTTTGCCAGGGCGTAACCAGCGTCTTCCGTATAGAACTGACGCAGTGATGCCAGTGCTTGTACATCCGTGATGTCTTCGATCAAGCGAGAGTATTCAAAGTGCTTGTTAATAGAAATTTGAACTTCGCTTTCCGTAGCGTTCTGTACCGTTACAGCAGTGTTCTCTGCTTTCGCGTGTGCATCACCACGGACAGGCTTAGGCACGTGGATGGTATCACCCTTCTTGCCAGCCATAGACATCTTCTTGACAAGATTTGCCAAGACAAGGTTCTTTTGATACGCAGCGATAATCTCGTCACTCCAGATTTCTGGAATGAAAGTAGCTGCGCTAGTGTTGTCTACAAACCCGCCAGTCGCGGGATATGTTGAATCAGTCATAATAAATATCTCCTAAGATATGTTACCTGACCCTCTTTTCAGCGTATGCTCTCATAATCTCATCTGATAGTGCAGCATAACGCTCAGGATCGTTTTTCATGAGGTTAATAATGTCTGCGCGTCTGTAGATTTTCTTAGGGGCTGATTCATTGCTACCACGAGCATTGCCTGTAGCAGCAGCCTTGACTGTTTGTTTTCGAGCTATTTCCTCGACTTGTGCAGTCTTCTGTACGATATTCTGCCGTTCTTTCCACAAGTTAAACAACTCGTCGGCGGATTCATGATCATACTGCTGATCTGCTGCTATAAACAGTCTAGTCCTAACAGGAGAGGCTTTTATCCACTCAGCAAAGTTAGCATCTTGTAGTATTTGCTGCATATCTGGATGCTTGCGCTGTAGCTCCGATAGTGCAGTACTAGCTTTGTATTGCTTTGTGAGTTCTTCAGCTTCCTTAATTTTAGGATGATTCTGAATAGCCAAGTCTACAGCCTTATTAGGGTCTGTAAAGAAATCTACTTCTTCGACTTGATTTGGTGCTTCTTGGTTATTGTCTGTAAGTTGTGTCTGGATATAAGTATCAACAACTTTACGAAGCTCTCCCACTTCAGAACTCTGTCGGCCCAAGAGCTTCTCTGCTTCTTGGTGCATCTGTACAAGTTCTTCAGCAGTTTTGCCTTTGTACTTATCGGGTATATCAGGTTCCTGGGGTTCAGGAGTTACCTGTTCTTCCTCTTGTATTAGTAAATCTTGTTGAGTATCTTCTTGGTTATCCTGACGCTCAGGTTCAATAATTCTAGCCATTATTAACTCCGTACCTTAGTATTGTGGAGAACTTTATTATGGAAGGACTCTACTCCGAGTTTTGCTTCCGCTCGTATGCCATGTGGCTTTGTCTTCGTTTAACCCACTTATCAGCAGCATCGGGAAAATCCCCGCTTATGCCTTCTAAGCTGGATCTCACTGGAGAGATAACCCGCTTGGCTTCCCTGCCACAACTGCACCTACAAGCTGTGACATGAGAGTGTACTAACTCTTCAAACACCTGCCCACATGGACATTTGAAATCAAATAGCCTCATCAATGTCTAGCTCTCCTTGAGAGTTTTCTTCTAGAGCTTGATCATTGGCTCGGTTGATCTGTGTTTCAAGATTGAGAACTGTTGCTAAGATGTTTAACTGTCCTTTGCGAAAATACAAGTCGTTTACATTCTCAGTCAGTTCTACTGAGTTTACTTGTTGAACATTGTTGCTAAGATCAGAGATTAGCTGTTTCCAGCCCTCTGAACGAAACATAGCAAAGTAGTTGTTAAAGTATGTCTCTAATTCTTGAGTCATAAGTATTTTACCTTTATTGTGAAAGAATACTGTAGTACACTAATGTACCTATACATTATAGCATACTTTGACTCATTTGTCAAGACTTTTTAACTAAATGTTTTTATCACTATAGCTACCGCCAATACAGCGACTATAGATCCGATAATGAAAGTCACACCTCCTACTAATACTTGGTGTATCAGTTTTTCTCTCGCTTTCTTTTTTTGAGCTATCAAACGCAGATGCTGTTGTCTGGCTTTTTCCTGGTCTGCCTTGGCTTGCTTGAACGCATCCAAAGTGTCGGGGTCTGCAATCAATAGTAAATCGTTTACCGACTGCCAGTGGCGCTCGTATTGTTTTCTTAGTTGAACAAGACGCAACAGATCGTTCTGTGACAGCGGCTTGAAGGTTGAGTTCTTGCGCTCTACTTCAAATGTGGTTAAGGCTTCGCCAAAGTCTGAGACCATTCCCATAACTTGATGTATGCCTTGCCCTGTTTCATTAACCTTTGAGATCAAAGTGTTGATGGTTGTCAAGGCTGCAGAAGCCGCTGCGACAGATTCTATTATCATAATGAAAAAATTTTGGCAGCTTGTCTACCGCCCCCGACGAGCACCCATTCGTTTTTTAGTTCCGTTCATCATCGGCTTCTTTTTCTTTTTGCCGTTCATCATTTTCTTGCCGTAGCCCATTCCGTATCCTGGCATGATTATCTCCTGTAGACAATTAACATTTCCACCTACGTCTAGCCTGTCTAATTCTAGAGTTGGGGTCGTTCCTAGTTTTGGCGGAACTTCTCTTTAGCTGTCCTAGTGACCTAGCACAGTAAGATTTACGTCTTTTAGCGTCCTTGCTTCCTGGCTTCACTTTACCAGTAACAGCAGTCTTGAGCTTACTGCCTGGATTTGCAGCCCTGTATGCTCTAACGCCTTTCTCAGTCATACCTGCGCCAGCCTTGGTAGGACGATAGTTACCGCCCCTCCCTGTAGTTTTTCGTATAGGCTTGGCTCGTCGTGTTGCCATTGTTACGCTGCCTTTGTAGTAGGTTTCTTAGCTGGCTGTTTTTTAGCTTCTAGCTCTTTGATTCTAGATTCTAGCTCTTCAAACTTTTTATTGACTTGATCTACAATCTGCATTAGCTCTGTGCGTGTAACTACCATCAGTTTATCCTTGTCTCAGTTGGAGGGGTTGTTGGGTTCTGTTTCTTAAATCAATCTCTTTCTCTTTCAAGAAGGTTTGAGCAATCCTCATCCTACGCTCAAACTCTTTGTCCTCTTGATCTCCAGCTTTTAGATTAGCCGTGACAGCCTTAATTTGGTCAATCTGCAGCTCTTGTGGTGCTAGCTGAGTCTCTACGGCAATCTTCTGTGCTCTTGCTTGAGACTCCTGTGCTTGACCGTTGAGTGCTGCTGTTTGAGACTGCTGGAAGGCCATTTGAGCCTGTGCAGCCTGCATCTGCATTTGCTGCTGTTCTTCCGTAGGCTGTGCAGCTTCTTCTGCCTGAGCCATACGAGCAATCAGTTCCTCACGGTTAGACAAGTTCATGTTATCAATGATTGACTGAATTAGCGTGTTGTAAAGAGGAGACTCCTGAGACATTGTTTGTAAAAGCTGTACAAGCTGTGTAACTTCGTATTCACGAGCAATGATGCCCAAAGTAGAAGTAGTATTAAACTTGTAGTCCTTAACAGGGTAGTTCTCTGGATCAAACTGCATGTAACGACAAGCAGCCATCTTAACAAACGGAATTAGAAAAGACTGCTGAAAGTTAATTAGGGTACGCTTGTGGCGCTTAATGATTGCACCAAGGGACATGCTGATGCCAGCAGCCGTTGCGTCACCATTGATACTGCCAGGGATACCAGCGGAGTCAATGGCCCCTGTAGCCATCTGAACCATCTTCTGTAGTTCCGCTGCCTGTGAGAATGTAATCTGATTTACCTGACCAAAGTTGAAAGGATTTAGTACAGACTTGGGATCACCGTTAGTTAGGATGATCTTACCAGGGCGAACCTCTGGCCTAGAGCCTCTAGGAAGCCGTGTAGCGTCCATAGCCATCATTGGATGCACAGTTAGTGCTAGGGCATCAATACGTGCTCTAAGCTCCGTATCTAGGGCTTTCTGGCTGTTGTAGCCCTTCTCACAAACACCTCTGCCCCAGAATCTTCCAGGCACTACGTCCCAAGGAAAAGCAAGAACAGGACGATCTTGCATCATAAACGGGTTCTCTTCTGCTTTTAGCAGGATGCCTCCATTAGCCACAACCACAATAGCTTCGACGTAGTACCCTTCATCCTCATCTGGTTCCTCCGTTTCAATTTCTGCAATGTCCTCGTCCTCTGCCAGCATTGCCTCTTTTTCGCCAATCTTCAGAAGGTAGCGAGGTACTAGACCGTAGTACTTAGTGAGCCGTACTTTGTCTTCATCATAACTTGTTAGGTCTTGATCAGGCTCTAAATCGTAATCACTAGCCGCCTGACCGACGTACACATCTCTGTAGACTCCCTGCTCTTGTAGCTGTTGTACCATGTGTCGCGGCACAAACTCGTCAATTGCTACCCCGATGGCATCTTGCACAGACGTAGCGATGGGATCAATTAGAAAGTTTTGAGGCAGCACTGGGCGTAACTTGACCATAGTTCTGTCAGTAATATTAACGCCAACAGCCTGTAACTGTCCATCCATAATAGGCTCAGTGCTTGGGGCCATCTCTTTGACCTCTTCAAGCACTATTTCAGCCATTCCAGTGCCGTATATGGCGCTATTTATCAAGCATTCGCCTACTTGTTTGCGTATTTGACACTTTTCAAAGTCTTCGTGCAGTTTTGTTCGTAAATATACGACATCTGCCTGCTCAGCATCGCCAAACTCGTCCGTAATGTCAAAATACGTGCCTCTACCAAAGGTGGCCTCCTCAATTTCTGCTACACTAGACTCTACAGCCTGCTGTAATGCAGGAGAGATGATACGTGAACGCTCACTTTTGCGCTCCATGTCCTCTGCTGCCCAGATTCCGCGCCACAAACGGTAATATTCTTCAAATCTTTGAGAATAGTTAGACTCATAGTGGTCTCGCCACGAGTCACACTTAGCCATCACCCAGTTTTCTAGGTGTTCTTGGGTCATAGCCGTGTCGTTATCGCCATAGTCCATAGTTTTTGTCCCTAACGTGATCGTCTGGTCTTCGCAGCAATGCGTTTTGGCTGCTTACTATGCTGTTTACCAGCACGTGTGTCTTTTCGTTTCTTTCTGGTGGTGGCTGCATACTCCTGAGGAGACAGAGAAGCGATAGCGGAAGATGGCAAGTAACGCTCACCTGTTGCTTTTGGCCCCTGAGTGCTGGGTTTGCCCGACTTTGTTCGCCACTTTTGCTTAGTCCAGTTCTTCAGGGACTGCTGTGACTTCTTCAAACCAGACGATCTACGCTTTGCACCCTGCGCTCTGGCCCTGGTTCCTGCTCTAGCCATTCTTTTTCTTCTTTCTACGCAGTTTTCTGAAGTCTGCCCCTGTAATTCTATCTCTTGGAGCAGCTACACGAGCTAGTTTCTTTTGTTTTGGGCTGTATCTTGACGCTGGCATTCTATCCCCTCGCTCTTTTTTGTGCAGTTTTGCTTAGTTCTTTGAAATGAAACAGCCGTTGGCTAGTCTTTCCATGAGACTTATGCGTATGCAATTGTCCGTTTGGCATTTTGTGTGTGTTTCCTTTCCACTCTTTGCCTTCTCTGGTATAGTGAGGTACACCCTTCATCGGTATCCTCCTCCTTTAGCTTTGTATTGCTTTGCCAGCATCTGGGCTTTTCTCGCTGACCATTGTCCAGGGGCACCGCCTTTGCCACCCGCCTTGATTCGATTGAATAAGTTTTTACGCATGGTGGGCTTTGTATAGTTTCCGGCCTCATTTACTCTCGACTTAGATTTGCGTTTAGCACCTTGAGATCGTGCCCTAGTTCCTGCTCTCGCCATGTTAATATCCTGTTACAACGTCCAATACCTCAAGATCGTCTATCTCAAAGTCATAACTGTAGGCTACTTTAGCCAGTTGGTCTGTGTACGCAAAAGCATCCACAAGGTCATCATGAGTCAACGGATCAGGGAACTGAAACAACTGATCTAAGAATTTACTGTTCCATTCTCCTTTGCCCAGGGTAATCTGACCATTCTCAAACCTACCCTGTAGCGCCCACATGATTCTGTCTGTCTTCTTACGGTTGCCGTGAGTTAGCTCCTCAACGACAAAGAACTTACCGTACTGCTTCATCATGTCTGTCAAAGGCGACATGACAGCTTGTTTAGAGATGCCACGCTCAATGCCCACACTGATGGGCCTGTAGTCTCGCACAGCCTCAAAAATCTTTCTGGCAGTCTCTGCTAAGTCCCACCTGCCATGTATTATATTCTCTAGATGCCAGCCGTTTTCATTTACTTTCACAACAGCAATGGCTGACTCATCGAGTCTAGAGTTTTTAGTTCTTTTCTTCGTTACGTCCTCAAAGCCAGCTAAGTCAATACTAATGTAATAGTCGCCTACGTCGGGTGTCTCACTGAACACAACCCAATCTTCCTTGAACATCTCAGAGCCTCTGGCTTCAAACGAGGCCATGAACTCTTGGCGAAAAGCGTAGGATGACATGGATTTTTTAGCTAGGTCAATCTCCTCTGGGTCTAGAAGGTTGTTGTCGTAACTAGTGAAGTGCCATGCGGCATACGACTCATCATCTCCTAGTTCTGCATACTTGTACAGATCATAGAAGTGATTACGCCCCATAGGTGTGCCTATAAACAGCGCAGAACCCTTTTGGTCAGCCAGTGCAGGTCTTAGGATCTGCTCGAAGACCTCAGGCTTCATGTCGGCATACTCGTCCATCACCAAGAAGGCAAGAGATACACCACGCATTGTTTCAGGTCTATCGGCACCTTTGAGGCTAATGGTGGAGCCGTTGACCAGTTTAATCTGTAAGTTGTTGATGTGGCTTGAAGCTACTACAGGGTGCGCCAGCTCCAATAGTGTTTGCCACATGATGTCTCTAGCCTGCCCCTGTGTCGGTGCGACGTAGAACACGTGACCTTTAGCCGCCTGTAGTGCATTGACTATCAGCATCCACGCAGCAAGTCTTGATTTACCTGTGCGCCTGCCAGCAGCTACAATCTTAAATCTAGTTTCGTCAGACCAGACTTGCTTTTGCCAGTCAAGTAGCTGTATGTTTAACTCAGTCATAAAACCACTTGGTTATGTACTCGTCTAGGTCTCTTTCCTCTTCACACTCGTACTCACAGTCCAACTCAGGGTCTCCGTCCCA